ATCATTTACGTCTTTTACATCAACATCCCAATTAGGTAAACTTACTGAGTACCCCAATTCTAATGCTTTATCACATAAACTTAGTCCCGTCTTATCTCTGTCTGGAACTAATATAAGTTGCTTGTTTAATGTACTAAGTAACAATGCTTGGTCACTACTAATATCATTATGCATTAATGCTACACCATCAATACTTAGTGCATCAAATATTCCCTCTGTGACAATACACACGGCCCATTCTGGTTTCTGAATATCAATGTTAAACACATAACCCGGCTGTTGTTCATTGATATACTTTGGTATTTTGTTGTCTAAGAATCTACTTGTATGTCCTACAATCTTATTCTTATATGTGTAAGGGACAATGACCCTATTAGCCATCCTACCTTTTTCAGTTGGTGTGATTAAAAAAGGATAGTCATTACTATCTATCTTCCTGCTTAATAGATATTCTACATATACTTTGTGTAATGGATTATCTCTATCTACAATCTCACCTTCGGGAAGTTTGTGTTCATTGAATTTGATTTTTATTTTTTGTTTCTTTGGCTGTGTAAAGTCTATCAAGTCTTTTTGTTGTAGACTCTCTAAACTCCATCGTTTAACTTGCTGTTCATCAATACCAGACCAAACTAATAGACTCCGAGTCTTGGCACTGATAGTTCTACCCAATACAAAATTACATTTAAAACCACAGTTGAAACAATGCATTGACCAGTTAGTGCCATCAAACTTGATACCCCCGCGCATACGTTTATCTTGTCTATGACCAAAGTGGGTACAACAGATAGCATTAAAGCTAGTCCAACCCGAACTTGTTTGTTTCTTTTTACCGGGTAATATAGACAGGATATCAAACATCTATTGATTGTAACACAATCATAATGTTAAAGCAAATTATCTGGTCAATATATTTGTTACTGCACCCGCATTGCTAGTAAATTGCATACGAACATACGGATGAAATCCTTGTATAACATATCCAACTGTTTGCGTAACATTGGATACTTCTTCTGTAGTTACAATGTTGTACCAATCGTTGTCTACGATACTGCTACCTTGAATGGTCGTATTTCCATAGAATTCAATGTATTCAGTTTGTATAGTTAGTATTGGATTGTTGTTTGTACTCAATACGCTTGTAGTATATGTTAGACTGCTTCCATTAGAACCGTGACTGTTAGGGAATGCTTGCCCGGTAGGTATAGTGATACTATATGATGGAACAAAGTTAGGTAATACACTATTAACAATATTCATTACACCACGAGCACCGGCATTTTGATCTACAAATACAGGGAAGTCAAATTCATTAACCGGAATTTCTAATGTGTAATAGCATTTTTGAGCCTCAATATTCTCAAGGTCCGCGGCGTTTAATATCAATGCACATATTCCGGTTGGAGCAAATTGCAAGGTCAATGCCTTTTGTAACAAAACTTCATTGCCCATGTAATTTAATATACGGCAAGTGATACTCTTTCCTGTTATATCAACAGGTTTTTGCTCTTGATTTAAAAATTGAAACTGGATCTGATTATCCACTCCCTTATGTAAAGTTAATGGTTTTGCGTAGACTGGCATAAATCTCCTCGGTGAATAGCCTGACAATAACACAACAATGTTGCGTTGGACGTAATAAAAAACTGATGTTGAATACACAAATGTAGGCTCCTATAACATATTTAGTATAATATATTAATTTAAATAACTTTGGTTACCCGATAAATAAGCTGTTAACTAAAATAATGATCCAAAACGAATTTTTTAAACGATTGACAGAAAATCACCCGTTCATTACAGTATGTTCATACGCCAATCAAGATTATGTTGGAATTGTTCAAAACCGTGATGACATGGTTACCACTATATATGACTATGGTGCTATAACCGACGCCGTAATCAAGGAAAAGTTCCTAGTACTAGGAGAAGTTTGGTGGTGGGAAAGTAATAGATTAATTCCTATCAATCTGTTTTTGAAAGATGATTGGTTACCCTTTAAACCCTACTTAAGGACCTTTACTAACAAAAGTCTAGTAGTGGTGCACGGTCCAACGTGTAGTATGAATGAATTAAGTAAGCGCCGTAGTAAGCGCCGTAGCATCACCCTCGTTAAGAGAATGCCTTAACAAATTCATGTGAACAACTACTAACTGCGAATAAGCTATACCATGCGCTTGTTTGAAGCTATATCCATCAGTTCCTTTATCCCATACAGTTTTTGCTATTTCTTTCCAAGTTTTACCGATCAAATGCTTTTTACCTGGACGAATTACAGCTAAAAACATCGCTAGTCTTGGGATGCTATCTATGGGTTCTGGCATCTTCTCTAGGTTGTAGTATTGATTGTTCAAGTGAATCAGTTTCTCAACAAAAGATTTATCTTTCAATTTACTCCAATCAGGTTCAACCATCAACTTAACTAGATGTTGTTCATCACGAACATTCTCATAGACATGAACATTCAATAAATCTAGTTTAAAGTAACCACGCTTCTCTGCTACTGTATAATCAATACTTGCTATATCATGTATCGGGTCATAGGGAATAGGGGTAACATATACACCAGTAGCATGTTTGCGAATAGGGTTGACATTACGCATTGCTGCGCTGGTATGTTTAATCAGTTCAAGCAGTCTATCTCTTGAACCAAAGTCAATGTCAATATCACTATCTATTCTCACGGTGGCATTACTCCTGCACTAATTAATTTGCGATATGCTTTTTGTACAACAATAGCTTGTCGTTCAGCATCTTCTACAGCCTTGTGACTGGTAGAATGTCCCCCATCACTTAGTTTGACCCCTGCAACTTCATACAACGTTCTAGTGTCTCGTACGGTATAGAATGGCCATGGTATTCGCATTCCAAGTTGACGCCATGCGGTTTCCGCAACAACGACATCAAATGAAGCCCCATTAGACCACACAGCCCGACGATTCCAACAAAACTTATAAAGGGCTTCCATACATTCGCTATATGAAATACGTCCCTTATCTCCCATTGCTTCTTCTCTTGCAGCTTCGGACTGCTCTCCCCACCATCTAATAGTATCTTCATTAATAACCCTATCGTATTTTTCAGTTTGTTCATCAATTGTAGGACGCAATTCTAATCGTTCTACTACACCATTGCCTTTAGGATCAAATCTCACTGCACCTATAGTTAGTATAACACAAAATGGACTTGTGTCAAGTGTCTCCATGTCAATCATTATATCATTTGCCATTACATTTGCCACATTTCATACATTATTATAAATTTATCATCCCACAACTCTATTGTAACACATCCTCCAGCTAAGGAGAAGTCCCAACCTTGGCGTCTTTCACCAAAATTTCTTCTCATCCATTTTACAATGATAGACGGATCTTCTTTGTGATATCTACAATCTCTAAGATAGAATTTTCTATCACCTTTTGTATAGGTGTTATCCCTGCATAAAGAGTCTGCGGCTTTGGGAAATGCTTGTCTGAATTGTTCTGTGTATGTTGTTATTGCCATATTATCCCCATTTCAATAAAAATATTAAATAGAGTTTTTCGTCTACTACTAGATACCCATCAGTGATGTTACCATTTACTATATTCATTTTTACACCATACTTCTTTTCAATGTAATCTTCAAAATCATATGCGTCAAACTTTGTTTTAGTTTCCATGTACTCTACACGAACTTTTTTTAATGCTTCCCAATACTTCCAACGATTCTTTCGTTGATGTAATGCCGGATCATCGTCATCATAATCTTGAAATGATTTTGATATATTGTTCATAGCCATCTCAAGGCAAAGTAAGTAGTGTATTCTTCATTATAGAAATTAAACACAGTGCGGCGATCTTTAGTGTCATCTGTTGCTGACCTATGATATGCCCAATCAAAATCTACTCCATCAGTCCAGCCGTGTGCTTTCATCTGATGTACTATTTCTATTACTTCATTCGCACTTTTGCCGTAGATGGTTACAGATTTCATTCCCAGCGCAGTAAAAATAATGTTAAATCTTCATCACGGGTAAGCATTATCTCAGATTGATTGATGTTATCTACCCAACGATTAGTTCCAGTTTCTTCATCATATCCTGACTTACCATAATTCTTTTTACACCATTTCTTAATTTCTTTGGGGTCAACATCATCTTGGTTTTTCCAAGAGATAGTATGTATATTAACTTTGCTACCAAAATAGCGTGATGTTTTATGTGTAAATTTGCTCATGTCCATCTCAAAATAAAAAAAGTACAATCTTTAGCTTGGGCAAAATGAAATGAAGTTTCATATACTCCGGCACGATATCCCCATGTAAAACGCTCACCTATATTGTCTAGGCTACTAGCAGGTTGACCAAACTGGTCACTACACCAAACTAGTATTTGACGCAATGTAGTCATATCACGGCTAATAATAGTTTCGGCTTCAATCATGACCATCTCAATATGAAAAAAGTTCTATCAGCTTCATCACGGAACCAATACTTGCGATTACTGCCTACCCAACGTGCATTTTCTTTAAGCCAATTACAATCACCCATTGTGTCTGTCATCCACTGACTCATCCCCTGCCACTCTTTCTCATCATAGTTGTATGGTCGAACCCAATAGGGCCATTTGGGTTGATTGTCAGCGTAACCAGTTTCAAGACGTTTCACGTTGATTTCATCTATCCATTGTTTTGCTAAATGTGATAATCTAAATTTATCATCAGCCATCATACGTTTCTTTATCATTCAGTCCAGGCCTTATCAAATATCTGTAAATGTTTTTTGTTATTAAACTCTACATCACAATATGAATCACCTATCTTACCTTGCACTAAACGCAGTTTCCAATTATTACCTTCCCAATAAATTACTGGTTTAGAAACGGTCATTTTTCCAATATGTTTTTCTAACCAAAACAAAATTTGTACATAATCGGCACCATATAATCTGCTTATATAAGTTTGTTTGATGGGTTCTTTAATTTTTTCTTTTTTTACCATCGTAACCTCGCCATAATAAAGTCACGCTGATATCTAAATTTAATCTTAACTATTTCATCTGTCCAAGTGTATATACAATGCCTATCGTGCATTTCAATCATCTTGGCAATCCATTCTAGTATTTCTATTTTATGAGTGTGTGGATTTTCTTCATTCAATCGAATGACTATTTCATACCAACCAGGACGAATATCTTCCCAACTTCTCATAACCATCTTAAACTAAAATGTATCGCATCACGTTCATCTTTAAAAATAAAATCCATGTAATCTTCTGTCATGTGCGTATAAAACTTGTCTCCCGGTAATCCATATACTTCCATTGCCCAAATACAAGTTTCATCCCAATCACTTATTGTATCGCCCTTCATCCACGAGATACGAACCTTAGTACCCGGCTTCTCTAAGAGTATCGTTGATTTTTTTAGTGTGTTCGGCATCACGTTTAAACTTTATTGCCCATTGTTCTGGATTTATATAATCAATGATCATTTTAACATGACCTTCATTTAATGTATCTAAGAATTGGGTACCGCTGTTACTTTGATACAACAACCATGGACTAATCTTGCCCGTTGTTATCGCATAACAAATCTTATTTACGTTTCCGTATCTTAACATATCATGCGGTTGTATATTAGCATCAACTGCCATTTCCATACAATGTTCAATACTACGATGAATAGCATCAAACGCATCTTCATGTCGCAAAAATTCAATCAGATATTTAGTGTAGGTGCTATCACTACACCAATTATCAATTTTAACCTGATTCTTTAGTAACCAATCAACATATCTAGGAATATTTATTGCATTTATACTAACACAATAGTTAGCAAATTTTACAAATGCAGTATAATACGGATTTTTAATGAAATCTTCCTGTTTAAGATTTTTTCTTTTTGATGTGTTCTTTTTATAAAACTCTAACCAGCATTGAAATGCAATACGATTTCCATGATTATCTTTATCTAACCATCTGCGTTTTGGTTCACATACATGTCTAAGCGTGGTTGCTTCACGCAAGAACTCCCTCTTGCAAAATTCACAGCCATACTTAGCTGTCTTTTTAATTGCCGAGGTCTCTTTCATATTGCTTAAGTTGTTCTTCAGTAATAGTTTCATTTAGTGTCTCAATATCTGTGTGTTTCATGTTAGGAAACAATTCTGCCAATTTAAGTTTGCGCTTCTGTCCAGCTACAAACGCTTCACTTACTGCGTCAATATCATCACTATCTGCTTTAGGATATATCTTTTTGTAATACTCTTTGATATCTTTTAGTTTTGCGGGTGCTTGTAGTTTACTTACTTTAGGACTGATGTTGGGTATCCACTGATGAAATTGTTTACCAACTCCCGGGCTACTGGCACACATCATCAACCATTGTAGTTTAGGATGCTTCTGTATGTTCTCATTGAATAGATACTTGTTCGCATACTCGGCCGTACTCATTACATAATAACGACTTAATCCTTCACTACCTTTGATAGCACTTAGCCATTGAATCATTGTGAATGGAACAAACTTCTTTTGTTGTTCAGGACTTAGTCTATCAAAGAAATCATAATCTTTCTTATCTAATGCAGCAAGGACCTCAAACAAGTCTAAGTCTTGTTTGTCAAATTTCTCATCAACGGGTACTATTGCTTTTCTTGTTGCCATTAGAATGCCTGACTATAATCTATTATCTCACAATTACGACTAATTTCTTTTACAAAATATACACACTCAGGTTTAGGTCCATCATTCAACGGAACACATAGAAATTGACCGTTCTTTAATCTAGGAGCATACCATGTTACATCGTGATAGATAT